GTTTCAGTCTACTCCAACAGAGATACTTAAATTAAAAACATTTGATGCGCTGGTCAAAGAACAAACGCCTAGTGGTAATTTTGTCATACTCAACATTACGGAGTCAGACGTTACAGAACGCGGCGGCTATCCTTTTCCAAGAAGAGACTTAGCACAGATACAAGTTGATCTTATAAACAAAGGCGCAATTGGAGTTGGCTGGTCTATGGCTTTTTCTGAAGCAGATAGATTTGGCGGTGATGAAACATTTGCTGAAGCATTGTCTTTTGCTCCAAGCGTTTTAGCAATGTTTGAAACACCAAACGGCTACTTCCCACAAACAGTAGGCACTGTAATTAAAGGCAATCAGGTTGGCGGAATCCCAATAGAAGGTGTTGTAGAAAACATTAGCTTATTAAGAGACAAGGCTTATCAAGGCATGGCAACAGCACCTGTAGATGTTGATAATTTAGTAAGGCGAATACCACTGCTAATGAAAACACCTGATGGTTGGACTTCAAGTTTTGGTACAGAAATACTTAAAGCGCTCACAGGCACTCGATCATACATTATCACTACAAATGATAATGGTATACAAGAGATATCAGTTAGAGGAATACCGCCAGTAAAGACAGACAGCTTTGGTCGCAAATGGATTAGTTGGGTAGACACCCCGCAAACCAATTTGCAAGAAATGGATGTTGCTGGAAAGTTTGTAATTATTGGTGTGACTGCTAACGGCGTAATGCCAACTTTGGCAACACCCGTAGGTTTATTAGAACCCCATAAAATACAAACAGCATTAGCTGAGTCTATTCTTATACAAGACTCGCCAATAATACCTGATTGGAGTTTATCAGGAGAAATTTTAATTTTTGCAATATTTGTCTCACTGGTATGGTTTCTAATCAATTATCTTGGTATGACCCTAGGCATTGTATTAGCTGTTTTCACAATGTTGTGTACAGCTCTTGGTGGCTACTGGTTAATACAAACAGGAATATTGCTTGATGTAACATGGACTTTAGCCTCACAGTTTATAACTGGAGCTATTGCTTTCTATTTACGTTTTAGAGAACAGTTTAAGCTGCGTTTACAAATTAAAAAACAATTTGAACATTACTTAGACCCAAGGCAAATAAAACGATTGCAGGAAAATCCTGACTTGTTAAAACTAGGTGGTGAAAAAAAAGAAGCTACATTTTTATTTACAGATGTTAGAGGCTTTACAAGCCTTTCAGAAAAACTACAACCTGAAGAAGTTACTGATATTATGAACAAGGCATTAACAGTACAAGTAGAATGTGTGCAAAGAAATGGAGGCATGGTAGATAAATTTATAGGAGATGCTTGTATGGCAATTTTTAATGCTCCCATGGATTTAGAAGACCATGAAAACAAAGCAGTAAAGACTGCTATTGAAATGCAAGAAGCAATAAAAGAACTTAACAAAGAACTATCCCATGAAATAGCAATTGGAGTAGGGGTAAATACTGGCGAAGCAGTTATCGGCAATATGGGTTCAAGCACTAGATTTGATTATTCTGCTATAGGAGATGCAGTTAATACAGCAGCTAGGTTAGAGTCTGCAACCAAAGAAGCAGGAGTGGATATATTAATTGGCGAAAATACTGCCCAAAGTGTTAATTATAAGTTAAAATCTTTAAAGGCAATGAAAGTTAAAGGTAAGGCAAAAGCTTTAAAGATATATACAATAGAATAATATGAAAAGAGATTATAAAAAAGAATACAAGAATTTTCACAGCAAGCCTGAAGAAAAAAAGAATAGAGCTATGAGAAATGCAGCTAGAGCAATCATGAAAAAACTTGGCAAAGCATTTACTGGTGATAACAAAGATGTTGCACACAAAGACGATAACCCAAAAAATAATAAAAAATCTAATTTAAAAATGCAGAGCAAGTCTGCAAATCGTTCAAGAAAGTGAGATTTATGGCAACAACCAAAGAAGCTATTACAAAAATTGAAACGCACGAAAAAGAATGTTCTATCAGGTACGCTAATATAGAAAAAAGATTAGAAGATGGCTCAAGGCGTTTTGACAAGCTAGAGAATATGATTTGGGCAGTATATCCATTCATACTTGTTTCTTTAGTGCTATCTAGGTTTGTCTAGTGAGTAAAGTTTTACTGGGTGTTGTTGGAGTTCTTTTTCTAGCCTGTATTGGACTTTGGTATCAAAACTCAAGTCTACAAGCATTAAACCAAGCGTTTGAACTTAGAAATCAAGAACAGAAGTTAGCTATAGAGTCATTACAAAATGATTTCACAATACAAACACAAGGTTTATTGGCTATACAATCAAGAAATCAAGAAATAGAGCAAGAAATGTCAAGGTACCTTGACATATTTAAAAGGCATAACTTAACTAAATTAGCCATAGCAAAGCCCGGACTTATAGAACCAAGAGTAAATAAAGGAACCAAAGATGTATTTGATAGCATTGAAGAAGATAGTCGTAACATCGACAGTCTTGATAATGGCTTGCAGTTGCAGCCTAATACCTAGTAGAGAGGTAGAAATAATTACGAAGCCTATAGTAAGGACTATAGTGCAACCAATATTGCCAAGGGAGATAGATTTAAAGGACCCTTATTGGTATGTAGTTTCTGAAAAAAACATAGATGAGTTTTTAGTAAAGATAGAAAAAGAACATGGAGACATTGTTTTTTTAGCTATGTCTGTTCCTGACTATGAACTTATGGCTTACAACATGCAGGAATTAAAGAGGTATATAAATGAGCTTAAAGAAGTTGTTGTCTATTATAGAAATGTTACTACCAAAAAAGAGGAATAAAATAATGAAAATATCAGAAAAAGGTTTAGATTTAATTAAGTTTTACGAAGGATGCGAATACAACGCATACAAATGTGCAGCTGGTGTTTTAACAATAGGTTACGGACATACCAAAGGTGTTAAAGAAGGAGACCTAATAACTCAACAAGAAGCTGATGCTTTATTGCTACACGAGATGGATGAATACGAAGGCTACATTAATAATATGGTTACTGTTGATTTAGAACAAAATCAGTTCGATGCTCTTGTTTCATGGGTTTTTAATTTAGGCTCCTCGAACCTATCCTCCAGCACTCTTTTGAAAAAAATAAATAACAAAGAATTTGATGCTGTTCCTGAACAAATAAAGCGTTGGAATAAAGCAGGTGGAAAGGTTCTTGATGGGTTAATTAAAAGAAGAAATAGCGAAGCCTTGTTGTTTGAAGGCAAAGAATGGGGTAAAGTTTGAAAGACATGCTAGTTTGTGGATATTCACGAAATATCTCCTCTCTCTCTTCAAACACATGTCATGGAGGGTCAACAGCCTTTTATGTGCATAGCAGTTGGCTCTCCACCTAATGCTTGATTTAGAACAAATAAAGTCTTTTGATGTCTTATCTAAGGATGAGCAGATAGAAGCACTTAAACTTATGCAGAGATGGAAGAATCTTAATGCTAGAGAAAGATGTAGAGATGACTTTTTAGAATTTGTTAAGTTTCATTGGGAAGGCTTTATTATGGGTAGACACCATAAGATATTAGCTGAAAAACTAAACCGTATAGCACAAGGCAAATGTAAAAGACTTATGGTTATGTTGCCACCTAGACACTCTAAATCAGAATTTGCATCAACCTATTTTCCTGCATGGATGATGGGACTAAATCCAAGTTTAAAAATTATACAAGCAACCCACACGGCAGAATTAGCAGTAAGATTTGGTCGTAGAGTTCGTAACATTATTGATAGCGAAGAATACCAAACGGTTTTTCCTGATATAAGCCTATCGGGAGATAACAAATCAGCAGGTCGTTGGACCACTGACGATGGTGGTGAAGCTTTCTATTCAGGAGTAGGTGGTGCTATTACAGGTCGTGGTGCTGATTTACTTATCATTGATGACCCACATTCAGAACAAGATGCTATGTCACCTACTGCTATGGATGCAGCTTGGGAATGGTATACATCAGGACCTAGGCAGCGTTTACAGCCCGGTGGAACTATAGTTCTTGTTATGACTCGTTGGAGTACAAAAGACTTAGCAGGTAGGCTATTAAAAAGACAATCAGAAACACATGCTGACCAGTGGGAAGTCGTAGAATTTCCTGCAATTATGCCTGACACTGATGAGCCTTTATGGGGTGAGTTCTGGAAGAAAGAAGAACTATTATCAGTAAAAGCATCATTACCAATATCAAAATGGAACGCACAGTGGTTGCAAAATCCTACAGCGGAAAGTGGCTCTATTGTCAAAAGAGACTGGTGGCAGATATGGGAAAAAGAAGGAATACCAAAGTGTGAGTGTATTATCCAAAGTTACGATACAGCTTTTAGCGCAAAAGAAACTGCCGACTATTCTGCAATAACTACATGGGGAATCTTTGACCCTGAAGATGGTGGTGAAAATGCTGTCATTTTATTAGATGCAAGTAGACATAGAGTTGATTTTCCTGAGCTAAAAAAATTAGCCTTAGAAGAGTATAAATACTGGGAGCCTGATATTGTCTTGATTGAAGCAAAAGCAAGTGGAACACCACTAACGCAAGAGTTAAGAAAGATAGGTATACCCGTACAGTCTTACTCTCCAAGTAGAGGACAGGACAAGGTGGCAAGAATGAACTCTATTGCACCTATGTTTGAAAGTGGTATGGTATATGCAACAGAAGACGCTTTTGCAGAAGAGGTTATAGAAGAATTAGCAGCTTTTCCATTTGGTGAACACGATGACTTTTGTGATTCATCTACTATGGCTTTGATGCGAATTAGACAAGGTGGGTTGATTGAATTGAAGAATGATTACGAGGATGAAGTGTCATTTGACAGAAAGGCATTAACATATTATTAATTTTATGGATATAATAGAAAACTATGGCAATAGATAGACAACTAGGTACTGAAAACAATCCTGACATAATAGACCAAACTAAGTCTGTTGATGTTGGCGTGGATGAATTTAATATAGAAGCTCCGGAGCAAACCTTTGATGAATCAATGATTGATTCTATGGAAATTAACATTGGAGATGATGTTATTAGTTTTGATGAGCCAATGGAAGAACCACAAGAAGAGATACCATTTGATGCCAATTTGGTTGATTACATAGACGAATCAGTTTTAGGTAGCATCTCATCACAGCTTATTAATGCTGTAGAAAACGATAAAGAATCAAGAAAAGAATGGGAAAAAACATACACTGACGGTCTGAAATACTTAGGAATGAGGTTTGACGAGCAGAGAAGTACACCTTTCGAAGGCTCTAGTGGTGTCATACATCCTATACTCGCAGAAGCAGTTACTCAGTTCCAAGCACAAGCCTATAAAGAACTTTTACCGTCACAAGGACCTGTAAAAACACAGATTATTGGTCAGAGAGACATGAACACAGAAATGCAAGCTCAAAGAGTTTGTGAGTTCATGAACTACTACATCATGAACGAAATGCCTGAATATGACCCCGATTTAGACCAATTATTGTTCTATCTACCATTGTCAGGTAGTGCATTTAAGAAAGTTTATTACGATGCAGCAAAAAACAGACCTGTATCAAAATTTATACCTGCTGAAGATATATTGGTTCCTTACGAGGCAACTGACCTATTAGGAGCAGAGAGAGTGACGCATATAGTGTCAATGAGCAGTAATGAGGTTAGGAAATTACAGCTTACTGGTTTCTATGCTGATGTAGAGTTACAAGACAACGAAACTATTGTTCGTGACAATATATCTAAAGAAATAGACAAAATACAGGGTGTAGAGCCTGATTACACAGGTGACGAGCAGAGAAAATTGTATGAAATACATACAGTTGCAGAAATAGAAGGCTTTGAAGATTTAGATGATGAAGGCGAACCAACAGGTTTAAAAATACCTTATATCATCACAATAGACGATTCTTCACAGAAAATACTCTCTATTAGAAGAAACTATGAGCCTGAAGACCCATTAAGAAACAAGATAAATTACTTTGTACAATACAAGTTTTTACCGGGATTAGGCTTCTATGGATTAGGTTTATCACACATGATTGGTGGCTTATCCAAGGCATCTACATCTATATTAAGACAATTAATAGATGCAGGTACTTTAAGCAACTTACCAGCAGGTTTTAAAGCTAGAGGCATAAGAATTAGAGATGAAGCCTCACCACTACAGCCGGGTGAATTTAGAGATGTTGATGCTCCCGGTGGTGCATTAAAAGATTCTTTAATGCCATTACCGTATAAAGAGCCAAGTAGTGTTTTATTCAGCTTGCTTGGATTATTAGTTGAATCAGGCAAAAGATTTGCATCTATAGCTGATATGAATATTGGCGACAGCAATGCAGCTATGCCAGTAGGAACAACAGTAGCCTTATTAGAAAAAGGCACAAAGGTAATGAGTGCTATTCATAAAAGATTGCACTATGCACAAAAAAATGAATTTAAAATATTAGCAAGAGTATTCCAAGAGTTCCTACCTCCTGTATATCCATACGAGACAGGTTCTGGTGCTAAAGAAGTAAAGATTGAAGATTTTGACAGAAAGGTTGATGTAATACCTGTATCTGACCCAAACATCTTCTCTATGAGCCAAAGAGTTATTATGGCTCAAGAGCTATTAACAATGGTGCAATCTAATCCTGAACTACATGGACCACAAGGTATTTATGAAGCATACAGAAGAATGTATGCAGCTTTAGGTGTAGATAACATTGAAACATTACTAATGCCACCAGCTGACAATACTCCAAAACCAATAGATGTAGGTACGGAAAACAGTGGATTATTACAAGGTCTTCCTGCACAAGCTTTTGCTGAACAGAACCATGAAGCACATGTAGAGGCACATAAAACATTGTTTTTAACACAGGCTGTGCAAATGAATCCACAACTGCAATCTATAATAATTGCACACTGTATGCAGCATTTACAATTTATTGCTAGTAAAAGGGCAGAACAAGAAATACCACCTGAAGTGCAACAACAGATACAAGAATCTAATCAACAGTTGCAACAGTTGCCTCCACAAGAACAACAAGCATTACAACAGCAGATACAGAGCATTATAGAAACTTTCAGCTCTCCAATACTGGCTGAATTATCACAAGAATTTTTATCTTCGGTTCAACCTCCACAACAACAAGACCCTCTAGTAGCTATAAGAGAACAGGAACTAGGCTTGCGTGATAAAGAGATTGATATGAAGGATAAACAATTTATGGCTAAAGAAGAACAAGATGCCATGGAAAGAGGAACTGAGCTTCAACTACAGCAACAAAAAGCTGACCAACAAGCCATGATTGGCAATGAGAAAAATGACATTGCTAAACAAAGACTGGCACAACAAGCTGAGTTAAAATTAATAGACCTACAAGCGAGGATGAACAAATGACAAGTTCAATAAACGAAAAAAGAATAGAAAATATAAAAATACAGAAATCTGAAGAAAAGATAGCTGAACTAAGAATCCAAAATGCTGAAACCATGCTAGAAAAAATACTAGAAATATCACCTGAAGAAATGGAAGAAGTAGTTAAGGTAAAAAAAGAGAAAGAAAAAGTGGTCAAAAAAAAGACCGTAGATAAGAAGGTTACACCTGAAAAAGCTACAAGTAAAAAAACTAAAACAAAAAAAACTAAATAGGAGAAAACAATGAAAGCAAAAACTTCCATAAAGATAAAAGGACAAGGAAGCATACCTTTATCACAACCAAAAAAAGTTACAGTGGACGCACCACATAAACCGGGTTATGGCAAAGGAGTGAGCAGAGGCAAAGGAGCTGCTCTTCGAGGAAATAAATTTAACGGCATATTCTAAATTATGGATAAATATGATTTTATTCATGTGGTCCGTAGAGATTTAGATGAAAGGTTAGAACAAATAAGAGATATCTTAATGTCTAATGGCATTGCAGATATGGAAAAATATCAATTTTTAATGGGAGAAATTTCTGCATTATCCTATATTCATGATAAGATAAAAGAACACTTACATGAAAAAGGAGAGATTGATGAAAAGTGAAAAGAAGAAAGATATTGAGATAGAGCAAGAAGATACTATTAATTTAGATAAAGCTTTTGTTGAAGAAGACACTAGAGTTTTAGACCCTAGCCTTTTAGACAAAAACATTCTTGAAAGGATGCCTCAACCAACAGGTTGGCGTTTATTGGTATTGCCTTACAAAGGTAAGGGAGTATCAGAAGGTGGAATCCAATTAGTAAAGGAAACCATTGATAGAGAAACCCTAGCAACTGTTGTTGCCTATGTTGTAGCCATGGGTCCTGACTGCTATAAAGACAAAAAAAGATTTGAGTCTCCGTGGTGTGAAAAAGGAAGATGGATATTAATCGGTAGATATGCAGGTTCTAGGTTTAGGTTAGCTGATGAAAGCGAAGTTAGAATTATAAATGATGACGAAGTCATAGCTACTATTTTAAACCCTGACGATATTGTTTCAGTATAAGGAGTATTTATATGGAAGAAATTAATAAAGAAAATCAGGTTCAAGTAGAAGAGGAACTTATTATAGATGTAGTAGATACACCTATGGAAGATGGTAACTCCGAAACAGTCGTAACCAACTCAGGTGGTGATGATGAACTAGATAAATACACTAAAGGTGTATCAAAAAGAATAAACAAGTTAAATGACAAAATAAGGGAAGCTGAGATTAGAGCAAGCGAAGCTGAACATAAGTACAATCATTTATCTACTGAGTATTCAGCAGTAAAAAACAGAGCTAGTGTCCTAGACAAAAGTTATACTGAAGAATATGAAAACAGAGTAAAATCTCAAAGACAACAAGCAGAAGACTTATATAGAAAAGCAAGGGAGACCAATGACCCTGACTTAGAAGTAAAAAGCGTTGAGTTGTTGAATAAAGTATCTTTAGAAGAGGAAAGAGTAAGATTGGCTAAAGTTCAGTTGCAACAGCAACAAGAACAAACTTTCCAAAGCCAACCTCAACAAAGAGTGCAAAATACACAACAGCAAGTAAACACTGCACCTAAGCCTGATACTAAAGCAGTTGAATGGCAACAAGGTAATGACTGGTTCCAGAAGGATAGAGTCAAAACATATACTGCAATGGGTATTCACGAGGACCTAATAAACGAAGGTTTTGATGGTGCTGATAATGAGTATTACGAAGAATTGGACAAAAGAATGACAAAGGTTTATCCTGACTTAAGGAAACAACCTGAAGGCGTTTCAAAAGATGCTAACTCATCTGTGCAAAGAGTTGCATCTGCTTCCACTGGAAGCCGTCAAGGAACACAAGTTAAGAGAAGCGGTATTAAGATTAATTCTAACCATGCTTCAGTGAAAAGTAACCTGAAGCCGTACGGGATGACGCAACAAGAGTGGCTGAAACGAGTAGGTAAAGAAATAGTGAAAATTGAAGGAGCAAAATAATGGATTTAGATGCAATTGAAAATGTAACACGCGAATCTCGTGACGAAGAGCAACACGATAAAAAAGCTAGAAGAAAACCATGGCAGCCTGCAAGGATGCTTGAAACTCCAACCCCACCCGAAGGTTATCAATACCGATGGATAAGGTCAGAGTATGTAGGAATCGAAGACAGAAACAATGTTTCTGCTAGAATGAGAGAAGGATGGGAATTTGTCCGTGAGGACGAGATACCTGATTTCCCTTTACCTACTATTGAGCATGGAAGACACGCAGGAGTCATATCAGTAGGTGGATTGATATTAGCAAAAATACCCTTAGAAACTGTAGCCGAAAGAAATGAACATTATAAAAATCGAAATGTGCAACAGAACGATGCACTAGACAATACAATGTTTAATGAATTGGATGGCAACAATAGATATGTTAAGTATAATTCTGATAGACAATCTAAAGTATCATTTGGTAAAAAAAGGTAGATAAATTATGGCGAATAAAGACGCTTCATTTGGTCTAAAGCCTGTAAGAATGATGGGTGGCTCACCCTATTCAGGCGGACAAAGCCGTTATAGAATTGCTGCTAACTACGGAACTAGCATTTTTCAAGGAGACTTGGTTATGCAGGTAACTGGCGGTGGTGTAGAAATACACGCTGACGGTGGAACTGTTCCAATAGTTGGTGTATTCAACGGTTGTATGTTCACGGACCCAACAACAAAAGAGCAAAAATTTAGTAATTATTACCCTGCAAGCACGAACGCTTCAGACTTAATTGCTTTTATACACGATGACCCTAATACGGTCTTCGAAATTCAAGCTGACGCTACTTTCCCAGTAGCTGATTTACTTGGTAACTTTGACATAGTCTATACAAATGCAGGAAGCACCTTTACAGGTATTTCAGGAGCAGAGTTAGATGTCACAACAGGTGCAACTACAGCAGGTTTGCCGCTAAAAGCTATTGACATAAGTCAAGACCCTGATAACTCAGATGTCGCTTCAGCAAACACTAATGTTTTATGCGTAATTCAAAATCACATCTGCGGTCAAAAAGGCGCAGGTTTAGCATAAGGAGTAATTAGATGGCTATAAGTAGGTCGCAATTAGCGAAAGAATTAGAACCCGGTCTAAATGCACTTTTTGGACTTGAATATGATGAGAACAAAGAAGAATACAAAGAACTTTACTCTATAGAAGACTCTGAAAGAGCTTTTGAAGAAGAAGTATTAGTAGTCGGATTTGGTGCAGCTCCTGTCAAAGAAGAAGGTGCAGGCGTTAGCTTTGATAACGCTTCAGAAGGTTATACTGCAAGATATACACACGAAACTGTGGCTCTTGCTTTCTCACTAACTGAAGAAGCAATTGAAGATAACCTGTATGACCAATTAGGTAGAAGATATACAAAAGCATTGGCTCGTTCAATGCAACATACCAAAGAAGTAAAAGGAGCCAATGTATTAAATAATGCATTTAACTCTAGTTTTGCTATTGGAGACGGACAGCAATTGATTTCCACAGCTCACCCTTTAGCGGGTGGTGGAACAGCGCGTAACAGAGCTGCAACAATGGCTGACTTGAATGAAACTTCTCTTGAAGATAATATAATCGATATATCAACATTTGTTGACGACAGAAATCTAACTATTGCAGTTAGACCTGATAAATTAATCGTTCCACCACAATTAACTTTTGTGGCTGATAGACTTTTAAACACAACAGGTAGAGTTGGCACATCAGATAATGATATTAACTCGATTAAGAATCAATCTTCAATGCCTAACGGTTTCTCAGTAAATCATTATCTAAATGACCCGGATGCATATTTCATTATGACATCGGTTAATTCAGATGGTGAAGGACTAAAAATGTTCAATAGAACAGGAATGGAAACTACAATGGAACCTGAATTTTCAACAGGTAACATTAGGTATAGAGCTAGAGAAAGATACTCATTTGGTGTCTCTAACTGGCGTGGAGTGTTTGGTTCCCAAGGAGCTTAACGGTTCTTCAAACCAACTAAGGGAGCTTCGGCTCCCTTTTTTTTTGCCTAAAAGTAATATACAATTATATGACTAGGATTAATTAACTTGTTTTATCAACTGACCTAGCAGACAAGCCAAGATGATAAGACTTATTTCCTTAGGAGGAAATTATGGCAAATTCAACATTCAGCGGTCCAGTCAGGTCCGAAAACGGTTTTGAACAAATTACAGTAGACGCATCATCAGGTGCAATTACAACTAATTTTGATATAGATGCAAGTGGAAACATTACTGACGTAGGTTCAATCGCATCTGATGGTGCTATTTCTACTACAAGTACCGTATTAGGTAAGAAAGTAATTAATACAACTTTTAATGCTAGTGCTGCTAAATCAGAAGCTATAACAGCAGCTCAATCAGGAACTTTGTTTTTAATTGACG